TCAGCCATCGAAATCGATCTCCCTTTCCGGTCCGTAGCCGAAGCTCACGGAGAGCTGCGCGACGCGGAAGCTCAACACCCCCGCGGCGCCATCGGCCGCCTGCTCGGCGGCGGTGTAGGTATAGGCGGGGGTGGCGAGCGTGACGCTCCGCACGACCGATCCGCCGGAGACGATGCGCAGGCGATACTCCTCGCGCTCCTCGCCGAGCGGGACCTCGACCGTCTCCCAATTGTCGCCGCCGATCCGGGTGCGGCGCACCCAGGCGATCGCGACATCGCCGGTCTGCGGGTCGCGCCGCGCCCGCAGATGGGCCGGCGCGAAGGGGCGCAGGCCGAGGCCCGACACCGCCTCCTCGATCAGCACATAGGCAGGGTCGGTGACCGGCTTCGCCGCCGGGCCGACGCGCCAGAACCGCGGCAGGTTGCGCGCCTCGATCGGCAGCGCCACCGGCGCCACCGCATCGTCGAGCACCACGACCCGCGCGCCCGGCGAGATCGCGTTCGCCGCCAGCGCCTCGGTGCCCCGCTGCCCGCGCAGAAAGCCCGAGAGCCGGAACGCCCCGGGCCCAGTCAGCACCGCATCGCGCATCTGCATGATCTCCCAGGCGCCCGGCGCGGCCTCGACCGCCAGCGCATTGGCGCCGTTCAAGACCGCGAGCCGGGTCGCCGACATGATCGCGCCCGGCGGCAGGGCCACATCCACCTCCGCCCGTTGCCAGCGATGCGGCGCCCCGGGCGGCAGGGTGCCCGCCAGGGCGCCGATCAGCGCCGGCTTCCTCAGGCTCGCAATGTAGGCATAGTCGCTGTCCTGCGGCGCGCGATAGACCGCGACCTCGCCCGGCCAGGGCGCGGCGGCGAGCGCGAAGCGCGGGTGGTGGTCCGCGCCCATCCCGTCTGCCAGCGGCAGGTCCATCAGGATCGCGGTCAGCGGCCCCGGCACCGCCGGCAGGGGCGGCTCGATCACCCGGCCCGGCGCCGCCGAGGGGGTATGGGCCCCGCCGTCGACGCGCACCGCCTCGACCTCGCGGGCGCGGTCCTGGGTCACCCGCTCGATCCGGTAGCTCTCGGCCCGCCCGGGCCCCGGCAGCACGGCGATGTCTCCGGGCTCGAGCGCGGCCTCCGAGGGCGGCAGGGCAAAGCGCACCCGGTCGCGCCCGCGCTCGCCCTCGGCGAGCCAGCGGTCGACGGTCGCCTGCGCCGTCGCCTCGGCCATCGCGATCGGCACGGTCGTCTCGTTGATCCGGGAGAGATCGCCCCCCGGCAGCCAGGCCTGCACCGCGCCGACGCGATAATCGCTCTCGGCCTGGATGAAGCTGAGCCTGACCGCATCCGGGCCCTCGCCATCGCTCGCGCGCTCGCGCACGATGTCGTCGAAGGCGCCGTCGCGCTCGGCCAGCAGGCTCGGGTCGAGCGATTGCGCGAGCGCCACCGAGCGCAGCGCATAGGTCATCGTGCCGCCCGATTCGAAGCCGTCGAACCCATAGGTGATCATCAAGGGCTGGAGCGCCTGGCGCGCCGTCCCGGTCTCTTCGATGATGTAACCGGGCACGGCGCCGAAGAGCAGGCTCACATCGATGAACTCGACGCCCGCGCGGGTGTTGATATGCCACACGATATCGGCCAGCGCCGACGAGGTGACTCGCCCCGTGATCCAATGCCCGAGGCGGTATTGCGGCCCGTCCGACCACACGCTCTCGCGCACCGGGAAATCGGGGAAGGGCCGTGCATCCCAGGTCCAGACGAAGACCCGCTCATCCGGGATCATCTTGCCGCCATAGACCGACGAGACCGGGTTACGGGCGTCGTCCTGCCAATAGCCGAGCTTGGCCTGCAGGAAGCGCCGCTGCATCTCGTCATCGCGCGCGCCGACCGAGAAATGCGGCAGATCGCTCTCGGAGCTCTTCGGGTCGAAGAACACATTGGGCTGGTTCGCGCCGAGATCGACCGCCGGGCAGCCGGTTTCGGTCAGCCAGACCGGCTTCGATTCCGGCACCCACGCCGTCGGGCTGGCCTGGCGCAGGCCGTCAATCCGGTCGAAATGCTGGTTCGACCACCAGTTGCGGATGTCCTTGGGGCGGAAGATCCAGTCCTCGCCATGGGCGCCGTCGACGATCGGGCTGCGGGCCTGCGCCTCGCGGTCGGCCGCCGAGCCATAGAAGAAATCGTAATGCTCGCCGCCCTCGACATTGCCCTGCAGATAGGCCAGCGAATAGACCGAGCGCGCGCCCGCCAGCCGGTCGGCATGGGAGGCGGTATAGCGCCAATCCGACAAGGGCGTGTAGTCGTCGATGCCGATGAAATCGATGTTGGCATCGGCCCAGAGCGGGTCGAGATGGAAGATCCGGTCGCCCGTCCCATCGCCCGGCTGATGTCCGAAATATTCCGACCAGTCAGCGGCATAGGAGATCTTGGCATCGGGCAGCAGCACGCGCACCTCGGCCGCGAGGCTGATCAGCGCGGCGACCGCCGGATAGGTGGTCTTGCCCGACCGGATCGTGGTCAGCTCGCGAAACTCCGACCCGATGCAGAACGCCTCCACGCCGCCCGCCGCCTTGGCGAGCGCGGCCATATGCAGAACCGCGCGCCGCCAAGTCCATTCCAGCGGGCCGGAATAAGTCACCGGGCCGCCAAGCGGCGCCGAGAAATCGCTGGCACTCGCCGAGCCGAAGAAGCTCGCCACCTGGCCCGCCGCCACCGCGGTCTGGTCGGGCGAGCCGGGCTGGCCGGGCGCGATGTCGAGCGTGATCCGTCCGCGCCACGGGAAATCCGGTTGCCCGACCGACCCGTCATAGGGGTTCGGCAGGGTGTTGCCCGGCGGCACGTCCATCAGGAGGAAGGGGTAGAGCATCACCTTCTGCCCGCGCGCCGTCATCTCTTGGATCGCACGGATCACCGTGCCGTCCGAGGGCGTGCCGCCAAAGCGGGGCCGGTCGTTCTCGTCTCGGCTGACCTCGAGCGCGGTGTCGGTGGTCAGCCCGGTGACCGACCAGGGCTCGGGCTCGCTCACCCGGCCGGCAACCTCGATCTTCGGGCGCACGGTGCAGACGCCTGCGCGCAAATCGTCGCCGAACCAGGAGAGGATCAGCGACACCGCCTCGGTTTCCGGCAATTCGGCCTCGAGCTGGTCGAGCGACTGGATGAAATCCGGGTTGCCCGAGGGGTTGTTGATGTTGGCAAAGGCCCCGCCCCCGGCGAAGACATGGCGCGCGGGTTGGGGGTCGAGCGCATATTCCCCGGTGCCGGGCGACATCGCGACGCCCTTGATCAGGGTGCGCAGCGGCACGCCCGCCTCCGGGTCGTCATCGGTGCGCTCGACCGAGCGGAAGAGCTCCACATTGATCTGCGGGATGCGGTTGCCAAAGACCCCGAGCGGCAAGTCTTCGAACACCATATACGCCGTGCCGCGATAGGCGGGCACCTCGCCCGCGCCCTCCACCGCCTCGATCTTGGGGTCGGGAAGCTGGTCCTCGCTGCCGAGATAGACCCGGTGCGCGATATCCGCGAGATCCAGGAGCTTGCCATCGGCCCAGACCCGGCCGATCCGGTCGATCTTGCCCTCGCAGAGCGCCACGGCAAAGCTGATCGAATAGGAGAACTCGCGCACCGTGGTGTTCCCGCCCGAGGCCTTGCCCCCGGCCGAGCTCGTGCGCACGGTCTCGAGAAAGCGCGTCGACCAGATGATCTGGCCCGCCACGCGCATCCGGCCATAGACCTGGGCCAGGGGCGCGCCCTCGGTCGCCGCCTGGATCCGGAGCGAGCGCGCCCGCCCCGATTCGACCACGCGTGAGCCGGTGCCGAGCAGGCGCTGGTCGAGAAGCCCCCCCGCCACAGCCCCCGCCGCCTGGCCAAGGCCCGCCGCGGTGATGCCGAGAAAGCTGCCGCCGAGCGCCCCGCCGATCGCGGTGCCGGCGGCCGAGAGAACAAGCGTCGCCATCAATCCGTCCTTTCAGGAAAGCGGAACACGCCCGCGAGCCGGGCGAGCCAGGGCTCGGTCAGATGGGTCTCCGTGACCGTGCCGCGCGAATAGGCATGGATCAGCCGCCCGGGCGCGAGGCGCGGCGTCGAGAGGATGCCGACATGCTTGGCCGGCCCCGCCCGCCGCATCCGGAAGAGGAGAAGATCGCCCGCCGCCGCCTCGGCCTCGCCGAGCGCGACGAGATGCCGCGCGGCCGCCGCCATCAGCGTCTCCGCGCCGTCATACTCGGCCCAGTCGGGCGTGTAGGCGGGCGGCGTCTCGGGCTCCGCCCCATAGACCGCGCGCCACACCCCCCGGATCAGCCCGAGGCAATCGGTGCCCGCGCCCCGGCAACTCGCCTGGTGGCAATAGGGCGTGCCGAGCCAGGCCCGCGCCTCCGAGAGAATCAGCGTCCGCGTCTCCGCGCCCGCCGGCGCAGCCTCAGCCAAAGAGCGAGCCGCCATCATGGATCTCACCCGAATTCGGATAGGTCGCCGCCCAATCATCGCCCGGGATATGCGGAAATCCGCGGAAATTCAGCACATTGGCGAATTTGTCCCGGCAGGTCGCGAAGGCCTTGTCGCAGCCCGCCGTCACCTCGAACGCATCGCCCAGGGTGACCGGCTGGGCCGGCACCTGCCAGAACTCGAGCACCACCGCATCGCCGATCCGGCGGTGCCCGCGGAGATGCAGGGGTTCAGGCTGGTTTGGTCCCGACGTCCAAACCAGCCTCCCCCGCGCAAACCATGTGCTCTCGAACCCGTCGAGGCCCGAGACGGCGACCTGCAGATCGTCGCGGATCTCGATCACCGCCCCCACCCCGCGATAGGCCGGGTCGGCGAGGTCGATCCCGCAGGCCGCATCGCCGAGGCGCCGGTCGCAGGTCGCGACGAACGCCCTCCCATAGGGCTGGTTCAGCCGCTCGGTCAGCCCGACCACCTCGGCCTCGAAGGCCTGGTCGCCGCGCCGCACCTCGCCGAGATAGCCGCGCGCGAGCAAAAGCCGGCTCGCCGGGTCGCTCCAGTCCACCAGCCAGAACAGAATCTCGGCGCCGTCATAGAGCCCGCGCTCCACATCGATGTCCGAGATCGCGGCCGATTGCAGCGCGCCCGTCACCGTGTGGGTGTCGACCGAGAGGCCCGTGGCCTGCTCCACCGTGGTCGCGGTGAAACCCGAGGCCGCCTCGAAGGTCACGCCGTCGAACTCCAGCGGCTTGTCATGGTCGGTGAAGCCCAGCACCTCGCCATCCGACCGGGTCACCGCCCAGGCGCGCGCCAGCGTGGTGACACCGGACGCGAGCGACGCCTGCAGGGCGCTTGGAATATCGCGCATCAGCCTCTCAGCTCCACGATCGGGATCGACGGGATCTCGCCCGCCTCGAAGGCCGCGATGTTGACCTCGAGCACATCCGTGTCGAAGCGCACCGGCACGTCGAACTCGAACCCCGCGGTCACCGCCACACCGGCGCCGGGGGGCGCGGTGAACGTGACCAGCCCCGTCGCGCCGTCGACGGTGAAGTCGGCGCCGTGCGCCTGCTCGACACCATCGAGCGCGACCCGCACCGTGCCCGCGACGGGCCGGGTGATCGGCCGCGTCAGGGCATAGGGCGCGGTGCCATAGGACTTCACGAGCTGAAACGCGTCCTCCGCCCCGTCGCCCTGCCCGATCACCTGATCGGTCGGCGCCACCGCGGCCGAGGGCAGGCTCGACTTCATGTCGAGCCAGTCGCGCCAGCGAAAGCCATGGAGCGGCCCGCGCCGCGCCTCAAAGAACGCGAGCACGTGGTCGAGATCGTCGCGCGAGCGCACGCCGATGCCCGCATCATAGCGCCGGCGGGCCTGCTCCCAGGGCGTGTTGCGCTCCTCGAACCCGTTGACGAGGCGCAGAATTTCGGTGCGGCGCTCGAGGCCCGCGCTCGACCCGAACGAGATCGCGGCGGGAAAGCGCACATCGTGGAAGGTCATCTCTGTCTCCTCGGGCTCAAAGCCGCTGGGTGCCGCGCTGCACGGCGCGGGCAAGCTCGGCCGCGATCTGGCCGCGCGAGCGCTCGAAGCTCGCCGCATCGGCCGCCTGGATCGTGACATTGACCACCGGCCCCCGGCCGCCCGACGCGGTCACGCCGAGCCGCCCATCGGGCCCGCGGGAGAGCGGCATCACCGCCTCGGGCCCCGCCTCGCCCATCAGGCCAAGGCCGTTGCGCATCGGGAAGAGCGTCGGGCCCGAGACCACGCCGCCCATCACGCCGCCCATCACGCCACCGCGCGCGAAGGGCTGCACATCGCCCGCCGAGAAGGCCGCGCCCTTGGCGAAGCCGAAGAACCCGGTGAGCGCGCCGGCGAGCGAACCGACGGCGCCGGTGACCCCGCTCGAGAACGCGTCCTGCACCGGGCGCAGCGCCAGATCGAGCGACCGGCTCAGCACGTCCGACGCCAGATCGCGGAACACATCCGAGAGCTTGGCGCCGCCGAAGACGGCCTTGTCGATCGCCGAGCGCAGGCTGGTGCCGAGCGAGCGCGACAGCCGCTTGGCCTGGTCGTCCATGGCGCGCATCGCCTCGACGGCGGCGCCGAGCTCCTGGGCAAAGCCGCCGGTCTCGTCGCGGATATCGCCGAGAAGCGCCGCGAGCCCGCCGGGGCGGTCATCGAATTCCATCTGTCTCTCCCTTGGTCTCCGGGGCTCGCCGGGTCTCCGGCCCCCCCTGGCCCGGCGCGTCCGGATAGGCCGCCATCAGCCGTTCGAGCCCGTCGCGGCCGAGCCTCTGGGCGGAGGGCGTCAGCACCCCTGCCCCTTCCAGCGCGCGCACCAGCTCCATCGGCGTCATCGCCCAAAAGGCATCCGGCCCGAGGCGCAGCACACCCATCCCGAGCCGCATGAGCTGGGCCCAGTCGAGCGGCCGCGCCTCAGCCATCGGACCGGAACGCAGCCGCCAGGAGCGCCATCCCGGCGCGGGCCGCGCCAAGCGCGCCGCCCTCGATCTCGGCGGTCGCGAGATCGGCCTCCGAGACCGGCTCGCCCGCCCCGTCGAGCCCCGCGGCGAGGAGCGCGAGCAGCTCGCGCGCCCCCACCGTGCCGCTCTCGAAACGCTCGGCCAGCGCCATCAGCGAGCCCGCCTCGAGCCTGGCTTCGAGCCCTGCGAGCGCGCCGAGGGTGAGCCGCATGCGCCGCTCCACCCCGTCGATCGTCAGGCTCACCTCGCCGCGATGCGGGTTCGCCATCTCAGGCCTCGGCGAAGCTGAGCAGGCCGGCCGAGGCCATCGAGATCTCGAAGGTCGCCTCGCCGTCATGGTTCCCCGAATAGTCGAGCGCGGTCACCTGGAAGGGCCCGGTCACGGCGCCGAAATCGGGGATCACCACCTCGAAATCGGGCGTCGACGCGTCGAAGAACACACGCCGGATCGCGGCATCCGAGGCCGCGTCCTTGAAGACGCCCGAGCCGGTGATCGTGGCCTGGCGCAGGCTCGAGCCGGCGAGCAGCTCGCGCCATTCGCCCGGGCTCTCAACCGTGGTCACATCGACCGTCTCGGCGTTGAACGACAGCCGCGTGGCGCGCAGCCCCGCGACGGTGACGAAGCCGCTGCCGGTCTCGTCGAGCTTGAGGAGGAGGTCCTTGCCTCGCTGGGCGGTCATGAGCGGTCTCCTTGGGGTTGGGCCGGGCGCCGCGCGCTCAGGCCGTGTCTTCGATCAGAATGCGGAAGGTCATCTCGACCCGGCGGAGGTCGTCGCCCTCCTCCCGATCGGTCTCGGCGCCGAGGAACCAAACCCCGACGACATGGCCGCGCGAGAGCGAGAGCGCGCCCGAGAGCATCGCGTCGCTGACCGCCCCCGCCGCCTGCTTGGCCTCCGAGAAGCCCGCGCGGGGCGCGATCAGCGCGATCGTGATCCGGTGATCGGCGCCATGGTCGGACTTGGTCGACCAATCCTGCACAGCCTCGTCGCCGATCACGGCATAGAGCCCGGCGGGCGCCACAACGCCGTCGACCGGCGGCGGCGCGTCATAGACCCGCCCGCCGATCAGCGCCGTGACCGCGGGCGTGGTGGTCAGGAGGTCATAGACCGCCTCCTGCAGCGGCCAGGAAAGCGCATAGGTCATGAGAACGGCCCCTCCTCGGCCCAAAGGGTCAGAAAGGCGCGGTCGGTCCCGGCCTCGGCGACCCCGCGGATCGCGAAGACCCGGTCACCGACGCGCAGCCGCTGATCGGCCTCGGGCCGGGCCGAGGGGTCGGGGCTCAACCGCACCGTGATCCGGTGGGTGATATGCGCCGAGAGCCGCTCGCCCGAGAGCCGCTCCCGCGCCGAGGCGGGCCGAAGCTCGCCCCAAAGCGTGCCGAGCGGGGCCCAGGCGAGGCTGACCCCGCCGCCGCCATCGGGCGTGCGGGTGGCGGCCTCGAGGGTGAAACGCGTCGAGAGCTGAGGCTGGTCCATCCCCACCTCCTCAGATCCGCGCCACGCGATGCGGCGCCAGCAGCGCCTGCACCGGCGCCGGCAGCCCCGCATCGCGCGCATCGGCGCCCGAGCGATCCTCGTAATAGCGCGCCGCGAGCAGATAGACCGCCTGGGCCAGATCGCCCGGCACCCCCGCCCAGTCGGCGCCATGTCCGGCATCGAAGGTCAGGACAGCGGTGCGCGCCGACGGGATCGCCGGCAGCGCCCCGCCATCGCCCGCCGTCAGGCGCTGGCGGGTGACGCCGGGGGCGAGGCAGAAGCCATCGACCGCCACCACCACATCGGCGCCATCGCCCACAAAGCTCATCGCCCCGATCGCGCCGACCGGGCCGACCGGCAGGGTCAGATGCCCCGCCCCGTCCCAGGCGCCGATCTCGAGCCGGAAGCCGCGCGCGATCAGCGCCTGGCCCGTCCGGCCCTCCACCGCCGCGATCGCGGCGCGGAGATAGGTCTCGATCAGCCCCTCCTCGCTCCCGTCATTGTCGAAACCCTGCGAGAGACGCAGATGCGCCGTGAACGCCGCAATGGGCAGTTGCCCCGCGACAAGCGGGGCGGTTTCGGTGAGAATCATCTTCCTCTCCCAATTCGGGTCGGGCGGCCCGGCGCCGCCACCGCGTCAGTCCGGGGCGCCGAACGAAATCGTGAGCGCCGCGAGGGTCAGCACATCGCCGGGCTCGAGCGCATGGGGCTCCGCCAGCGGGGTCACCACCAGCGGCGCATCGTCCCCCGCCAGAATCGCGACATGGGTCGCGGTGCCAGCTGACAGGGCAACGAGCCCGCTCTGCTCGGACAGGGTCAGGACAGGGCCATGCGCGGCCCCGGCCAGATCCGATCCGGGCCCCGGGTCGAGCATGAAGTCGCCCATCCCGGGGCCCGGACGGAGTGCGCGGCTCGCCAGCAACCGGCCCCCCCCGGCCCCGGGCGGCGCGGCCGCGTCCTCCGGACCCCGAGGCACGCCTGCGGTCAGGCAAACCCGGTCCGCGCGCGCCGCGATCTGCTCGAGCACCAGCCCGAGCAGCTCTGGGGTCAGCCATTTCGGCATCGTGATCGATCGATCACGAAGCGCCGAATTTCAGGGTCTTGATCGCCGCGAAATCGGTCACGTCGCCGCCCACGCGCTTGGTCGCGAAGAAGGTGACATTGGGCCGGTTCGAGTAAGGATCGCGCAGGATCCGGATATCCGGGCGCTCGGCGACGGTATAGCCATGGCCGAAATCGCCGAACGCGATCGAGAAGCTGTCGACATCGATATCGGGCATGTCCTCGACGATCGCGACCGGATAGCCAAGCAGCCGCGCCGGCTGGCCCTCGGCAATGCTCTCATGCCAGAGGAACCGGCCCTGGCTGTCCTTCACCTTGCGCAGCTCGCCCGCGGTCTTGGAGTTCATGATGAAGGCGGCACCCGCGCGGTATTCGGCACCGAGGGTATAGACCAGCTCGATCAGCTTGTCGGCCGGCTCGTTGGCGTCGAAATCGCCGGGCGTGCCAGTGGCGACATAGCCGATATTGTCCCACGACCAGGTCGCATTCGGCACCATCGTCTTGGTCAGAAGGCCCACCGGCTTGTTCACGCCATTGCCGTTGACGAAGGCATCGGCCTCGGCGCGCAGGAACCGGTCGGCGACCACCTCGGCGAGCCAGGCCTCGAGGTCGAACGCCGCATCGTCGAGGATCCGCTGCGAGGCGCACGGGCTCGCCGAGAGCTCGTGCAGCGTGATCGAGATGCGGTCGATCGCCGGCGTGCCCGGGTCGATCTCGGGGCCGGTCTCGGCCATCCAGCCGGCGCCGAGCGTGCCATGATCGACCAGCACGTCATAGGCCGTCGCCTCGACCTGCACCACATTGGCGACCGCGCGCAGCGAGCCGGCGCGCGACAGGATGTTGTGCACCATGTCCGAGGTCTGCGGATCGACGAGGTAGCCGCCCTCGGCATTCATCGCCGTGTTCAGCGCCTTGCCCTCGAGCCCGAGGCTGCGCAGCTGGTCGTCATCGCCCTGGCGCAGATAGGCGCCGATCGCCTTGCGGTGCGGCGTGGTGTCGAGGCTCGAGCGCATCAGCGCCGGGCGCTTGAGGTCGGCCTGTTTGCGGTCCATCCGCTCGACGCGGGTGCTGAGCTCGGTCATGCGCTTGCTCACATCATCCTTGAAGCTGTTGAAGTTCTTGAGAAACTCGGTGGCGGCCGCCTTTGCATCCACGCTGGTCGGGGCGGCCCCGGTGTTGAGGTCGGTCATCGTCGTCTTCTCCTTTGGGAGTGGGGTGGCTCAGGCCCCGGCCAGAGCCTCGGCAAGCGCCGCCTCCATGCTCGAGACGGGGCTCGTCTCGCCGAGCATGGCGCGGGCGGCAGGAAGCATCGGGAAGGTCACGAGCGACACCTCCCAGAGATCGATCTCGGCGAGCACGCGCCCGCCGGTCTCGGGGTTCGGCTCGGCGCGCACCGTGCGGTAGCCGATCGACAGCCCGTCGATCGCGCCGGCCTGCATGAGCGCGAGCGCATCCGACCCGCGCGTCACCTGGGGCAGGATCTCGCCGGTGACGACGAGCCCCTTCGCGTCCTCATGCACGTCCGACCAGAGGCCGATCGGCGTCGCCGGGTCGTGCTGCCAGAGGAACTTCACACGCCGCCCGGCGGCCTTCAGCGCGTCGAGCGAGGCCCGGAACGCGCCGGGGCGCACCACATCGCCACTCTGATCCGGCTCGCCGAACAGGCTGGCATAGCCATGGATCCGGCCGGTCTCGCCGGTCTCCTCCAGCGCCTGCAGCGCGACGAACTTCGTCTCCAGCCCCGTCCGCGGGGCCGGGGCGCCTTGCATGATCATCATCTCACCTCTTGCTCAGGGCCGCGCGTCAGACCGCGCGCGGGGGCAGGCCGAGAAGCGCGCGCTTCTCCGCGTCATCCAGGAAATCGGCCGCCGCCACCCGGCGCCACAGCGCGTCGCGTTCGGCCGCAAGGGCCGGTACCTGGTCGAGATCGGGCTCGAGGCCGAGACTGCGCCCCGAGGCCTCCGACAGCCAGGCCGCCAGCGCATTGGCCGATTTGCGCACCAGCGGCACCACGGTCTGGCGGAAGAAGGCGCGGTTCGCCTCCTGGTAGTTCGAATAGGTGTTGTCGCCCGGCAGGCCGAGCAGCATCGGCGGCACCCCGAAGGCCAGCGCGATCTCGCGCGCCGCGGCGTTCTTGGTCTCGAGGAACTCCATGTCCGAGGGCGAGAACCCCATCGGGCGCCAATCAAGCCCGCCCTCGAGCAGCATCGGCCGCCCGGCATTCTTCGACCCCTGGTGGCGGTCCTCGATCTCGCGGGCGAGGCGCTGATACTGCGCCTCGGTCATGCTGGCGCCGTCCTTCGCACCGAACACAATCGCCCCCGACGGCGTCGCCGCATTGTCGAGCAAGCCCTTCGACCAGCGCGCCGCCGAGTTGTGCACGTCGATCGCCGCCGCCGCCGCCGCAAGCGGGCTGAGGCCATAATGGTCGTCGAGCGGGTGGAATGCCTTCAGATGCAGGATCGGCCGGCTCTCCGGCGTGACCTCCCAGCGATACTTCGCGCGCCCGACCTTGTATTCGAACGCCTCCGGCCAGCCATCCTCGCCCGGCACCACGCTCATCCGGTCCGGGCGCAGCGCATGGAGCTCCGCCGGCAAGCCCATGGAATCGAACGCCGCCGCCTCGAGATAGGCATTCCCCGTCAGGTTCAGATGGCCATAGACCGCCTCGAGAAAGCCGCGCCCGTCCTGGCCCGGATTGGGCTGGGCGAGAAGCCGCAGCACCGGGTGCTCGATCTGACGCATCCCGTCCTCGGTCAGGATCAGCGGAAGCGCCCCCGCCGCCTCGGCGATCATCCGGACCGAGCGAAACCCGACCACATTGCTCTCATAGCCGGTGCGGATCAGCGAGACATGGTCCCGCGGGCTCCACACCGCCTTGCCCGGCCCGTGAAAGGCGAGCACCGGCGCGGCCGATCCCTTGGTCTCCTCGGGCGTGTCGGCCCGGCGGAACAGCTTGATTCCCATCGTCGGTCTCTCCTTGGTATCCTGAAGGCTCACAGCAGGCGCACCCGCGCATCGCGGGCGTCTCTCTCGGCCAGGATCAGGTCGGTGACGGCCCAGACGAGCGCGTCCAGCCGATCGGGGCTGCGCCCTCGCGAGCGCCCGCCCTCATAGCGGCACATCTGGTCTTCGAGCTCGGGGAACGCGCCCACATGCTGGACCCGCCCCTGCTCATAGAGTGCGGCCACCGGCTCGGCCCTGGCGATCTTGCCGCGCGCCGCATGCACCGCCCGGTAGGAGAGATCGGGCGCCACCTGGCGCATCACGCTCTCCACCAGATCGCCGCCCTGGTTCACCTCCGCAACCAGCCGGTCCGCTCCAAAATCGCGATAAGCGCGCGCAGCGCGTCCTGCCCAATCTGCCGGGCCGCGCGCTTGACCCGAGCAATCAGCCAAGACGTGTACCGTCCACTCATGGGGCTCTCCCTTCCTCGCCACGCCGGCGACCACGATCCCGCATTCGTCCGATCTCGCGCCCGAGCTGACCGGCGGGTCGACCGCCACCACGATCCGGTCGAGCGGCGGGGCCTCGTCCGCCCGCGCCGTCTCGATCATCGCGCGGGTCCAGAGCGCGCCCTCGCGCGCCTCGACGATCTCTCCGCCGATCTCCTGCCGCCCGAGCCTCGTGCCGCCATAGCGCGCCTCGAGCCCCGCGACGAAGCCGGGCGAGAGGTTCGCCGCATTCGCCGCCGTCCCGGCCCGTGTCACCACCGTGCCCGGCAGCGCCAAAATCTCGGTCAGCAGCGCCACATCGCGCGGCGTCGTCGTCACGATCTGGCGCGGGTCGTCTCCGAGCCGGAGACAGAATTGCAGCATGTCCCAGGCCTCGCGGGCCTTGCGCCATTTCGCGAGCTCGTCCGACCAGGCACAGTCGAATTGCGGCCCGCGCAGCGCCTCGGGGTTCGCCGCCGAGCACAGCATCGCCTCGGCCCCGTTCGGCCAGATCACCCGGTTGAGCGAGGCCTTGAACTCCGGGCGGCGGTCGGGGGGCGAGCAGGCCAGAAGGCCCGACTCGCCCGCGACCATCACGTCACGCACCTGTTCGATGGTCTCCCCAAGCAACGCAACACGCCGCACGCGCCCAAGCGCCAGGGGCGTTGCCCCCTCCACCTGCGCGCGCACCCATTCGGCGCCGGCGCGGGTCTTGCCCGCGCCACGCCCGCCCATGATCACCCAGACGCGCCAATCGCCCTCGGGTGCGCGCTGATGCGCCGGGTGCGCCCAAAGCTCCCAAAGCCATGGCATCGCGCGCATCGCATTGGGGCTGAGCCGGTCGAGAAAGGCCTGCCACTCGGCCTCAGGCAGCGAGGCGAGCGAGCCGGCGGGTGATTTCTTCTCTGGCATCGTCCAAATCGACCAGGCGCGCGCGGTCGGACGCGGTGTCGCGGCCGAGCTTCGCCTTGATCTCCAAGACCATCATCAGGGCCTTCTGGTTCTGCCGGATGAGGTCGGTCACCACCTTGTAGCGGCCCTCATCCAGGCTCTCGCCCTCGACTTCGATGTCGAACAATCGGTCGAGTTCGAGCTCCAGAAAGGCGGACACATCGGCAAAGAGCCTGCGCGCATCCTCCAGGGTCTCGTCGAGATCCTGAACGTCGCGAACACCCCCCCGCCGACCAATGAGATCATTGATCGTCGTTCCCAC